ACCAAGTCACAAGCCACTAGCACGTCGACACAAGAAGCGAGCGACGAGAACAAGACACAGAAAGACGAATTAGAAGATTATAGTAAAGATGTACAAAGACGTATTGCTAAACTTACTAAAAAGTGGAGAGAAGCAGAACGTCAAAAAGAAGAAGCTTTGCATTTTGCAAGAATTCAAAAAGAAGAAAAAGAGGCAACTCTTAAAAAATATTCTTCTCTTGAAGGAGCAAGTGTCAAGGATCGAGAGGCGAGGATTGCTTCAGGATTACAGGCTGCAAAAGCTAAACTTGCAGAAGCAAGAAATAATCAAGATCTAAATGCTGAGATTGATGCTCAAAGAGATATCGCTAGACTAGGTTATGAAGAGGCTAGATTGATGGAAGCTAAATCAGCGTTAGAAATTATTCCTCAGGAGACTAAAAAAATAGAAACTCCTAATATAAATCTTAATAGGTCAATTGAGCCAGAAATAAGGCCAGATCCAAAAGCAGAAGCTTGGGGATCTAAAAATAAATGGTTTGGTTCTGATTCAGCTATGACTTATACGGCTTTTGACATACATAAAAAGCTTGTAGATGAAGAAGGATTTGATCCTCAAACTGACGAATATTATGCGGAAATTGATAAAAGAATAAGACTTGAGTTCCCCCATAAATTGGATAAGACTGCAACTACGGAATCGACCAAACCAGTACAATTAGTAGCTTCGGCGAAGCGAAGTACAAAGCCAGGTCGCAAAACTGTGAGACTCACCCCTTCTCAAGTTGCTATCGCCAAAAAATTAGGAGTGCCATTGGAAGAATATGCGAAACAATTAAATATCACGAAGGAGGTATAGGCATATGACAAACGATAAAATGAAGACCCCACGTGCGAGCCAAACTAGGACTACTGAAAAGAGACCTACAACTTGGACTCCACCATCTAGTTTAGATGCACCGCGCCCAAAAGACGGTTTTAAACACCGTTGGATTAGACTTGAAATTTTAGGTCAAGATGATTCTAAAAACGTTTCAAGTAAACTGAGATCAGGATTTGAATTAGTGAGAGCTGATGAATATCCAGGAGAAACTTACTCCACGATCACAGAAGGAAAATACGCGGGAGTAATCGGACACGGTGGCCTTGCGCTGGCAAGGATACCTATAGAACTCGCAGAAGCTCGTAATGCTTATTTTGCAAAACAAACTAAGGATCGAGAAGACGCAATTAACAACGATGTCTATAAGGATCAGCACCCAAGTATGCCAATCAATAGTGAGAGGCAGACTCGTGTAACTTTCGGTGGTACCAACAAAAAATAATTTTTTGGTAATACCAACGATTAAATAAACTTAAACAAGGAAAAAACTATGGCTAACCCAAACGCAGCCTTTGGTTTACTACCAATTGGCAAAGTTGGACAAAATAGAGATGCTCAAGGTTTAAGTGAATATGGTATTGCAGCAAGTTCTTCAGCAATATACCAAAACGATCCAGTTCAAGCTTTAGGAACAGGATACATTGGTGTTGTTGATACAACAGATGTGCAAATACTTGGTTCACTAAACGGAGTTTTCTTTACGAATGCTTCAACTAAGAAACCAACATGGGCGAACAATTTAGCAGCTTCAAACACTGCAACTGATATTGTTGGCTATGTTAGTGACGACCCATATGAGAGATACGAAATACAAGCTAGTTCGACTCTACCTATCGCTAGTATTTTTGCTAACGCGAATATAGTTTACACAGCTGGATCTTCAGCTAACTATATTTCTAAAGTTACAATTAATACTTCTCAAGTAGGTGTGACGACTTCTAGTCAGTTACGTATCATTGGAGTTACAAAAAATAACTCTAATAATGAATTATTAAACGCTACTACTTACTCTACTAACGTAGTTGTAACTGCTATCGTTAATAACCATTTCTACAAACAATTTACAGGACTATAGGAGACTAAATTATGGCTATATCACGAGGACAACTAGTTAAAGAACTAGAGCCAGGATTGAATGCACTATTCGGCCTGGAATATAAAAGATACGAGAATCAGCATCTTGAAATTTTCGATGTAGAGACTTCAGACAGAGCTTTCGAAGAGGAAGTAATGTTATCTGGATTCGCTAACGCGGAAATCAAGCCGGAAGGATCTGCAGTTGTATTTGACAATGCGCAAGAAACTTTCACTGCTAGATACACTCATAACACTGTAGCTCTTGCTTTCGCGATCACTGAAGAAGCGATCGAAGATAACTTGTATGATAGACTTGCGTCTAGATATACAAAAGCATTAGCGAGATCTATGGCAAACACTAAGCAAGTAACAGGAGCGAATGTATTAAACAATGCATTCAGTGCTTCTTACCCAGGTGGAGACGGAAAATCTTTGATTAACTCTTCTCATCCTACTATTGCTGGATCATTCAGTAATACACTTGCTACACAAGCTGACTTAAACGAAACTTCTCTTGAACAATCATTGATTGATATCAATGCGTTCACAGATGAGCGTGGTTTAAAAATTGCAGCTCAAGGTGTTAAATTAATCATTCCAAAAGAATTACAATTCACTGCGGAAAGATTAATGAAATCAGCACAAAGAACTGGTACTGCTGATAACGATACAAACGCAATCAGATCTATGGGAATGGTTCCACAAGGTTATGTGGTTAACAATTTCTTAACAGATACAGATGCGTTCTTTATCAAAACTGACGTTCCAAACGGTATGAAGATGTTCGTAAGAGCACCTATCAAAACTGCTATGGAAGGTGATTTTGATACTGGTAACGTTAGATACAAAGCTAGAGAAAGATACAGCTTCGGCTGGTCTGACCCTAGAGGTATTTACGGATCTCAAGGTGCTTAATATTTAAGCATTATTTATTTAAAGGGAGCCCTTACGGGCTCCCTTTTTTTATGTTAGAAAGAAAGAATTATGACAAAGATGTTTCAAGTAAAGATTAGAGCATATGGACATATGGCTGATTTTAACATTGAAGCTGATGATAGTGCAGAAAGTATAGAACGAGCTATCCTTGACAAAATAGGAAAAAAAGGTATATTACTTAAAGACAGCAAAAGGATGTTTTCAACATCTAAATGCTGGATAACCTATGAGGAGGTTGTAGATGATATCAGTTCAAGCTCTTTACACAAAAAAGAGAGCATTAGAACTTGATTGGGAGCAACACTACATTCAAGAGGGAAAATACACTCTTGATATGGTTAAGATAGACGAAAAAATTCGTGATATCATTAACCAAATTAAAATGTCTGAAGCTGAAATAGCTCATAGACAGATTAAAGTAGAGTTAGCTGCTCCTGAGTTTTCTGTAGCTAGCTAAAATCTAGCTATATATCCGAAAAAGTAGTTTTTCGATGCAGGTATCCCTTGCGCTATTTAATAAATTCAGTTATATCTTAAGCACTATACATTAACTTTCTAATGCGGACGCGTATAGTCGACGGCCTAGAGACTGCATTGGAATAACTAGGAGAACATACTATGGCAAATACAACGTTTAGCGGTCCAGTAACATCTTTAAATGGATTTATTGGTGGACCAAACCCAAATGCAGGAGTAACAGGAACACCAAGTGATACTGAACAAGGTGGTTCAGTTGTTTACTCAGCTGTTAATGCTACTACTCTTCAAATTCAAAGTGGACCTTATTCAGGACAAACTTTATTAGCAACTGTAAGTAAAGCGAATTTGATTTACACTGACAATGGAGCTTCAGGATCAGCAGTTTATGCTTTTTCAGATGGTTCAAATTGGTTAAGAGTTGACACAAGAGCAGCTGTAGCAACATCATAATAAATTAATTTAAGAGCTCCTTATGGAGCTCTTAATAAAAGGAGAAAAACATGGGAATGTATAAATCAGATGTAAAACCGGTAGTATGCGCAAGTAATATTTCTACTGCAGTTTTATTTACTGGACCAACAAGACTTAGAGGTTTCATAGCTCAATCAACTGGAAGTTCTGGAACAGCAGTTATTAATGGTTTAGCAAATACTACAACTGTTAGCACATCAACTAATACACAAGTGTATATTCCAATTTCTGTTGGTGCAGGTGGAACTGAAACTTTAAATTTACCAGAAGATGGTGTTTTATATGCTCAAAGAAATGGAACAGACATCATAGACGGTATTGGAGTTGTTTCAAATACAAGTGGATTAACTATTACGTTATTAATAGATAAATAGGAGTTGCTAAATGGCTACTTCTTCAGGTACTACAGTTTTTGAAAAAACTTTTACTATTGATGAAATCATAGAAGAGTCTTACGAAAGAATTGGTCTTATCAATAATACTGGTAATCAAATGAAGGCTGCTCGTCGTTCATTGAACATTATGTTTCAAGAATGGGGCAACAGGGGACTTCATTATTGGGAAGTTGCACAAAATTCAATTTCAATGGTGCAAGGTCAAACAACTTATACAATTTATAGATCACAATCTGATGGTACTTCTGATGGTACATTTAGTTATTTAGATGGTGCAATTACTGCAGCAGATACAACTTTAATATTAGATTCAGTTTGGCAGTTTCCAACATCAGGAACATTATTGATTGGATCAGAACAAATTACTTATACTGGGACTAATACAAGCGCTAACTCTATAACAGGTTGCACTAGAGGTGCTAATGGCACAACAGCAGCAATTCATGCAGATAATACCGCTGTTTATGATTATGATTCTATTACTTATGGACCTGATGATATTTATGAAGCAACTTATAGAAATACACAACAAGTTCCAGTTGCAGATTTTCCACTTACAAAAATAGACAGATCAGTTTACAATTCTTTATCTTCTAAATTTTCACAAGGTCAACCAACGCAATATTGGGTACAAAGATTTATAGATAAAATTACAATCACTTTATATTTAACTCCAGGAGCAGATCAGGTGAATAATGTAATGCATTATTACTATGCAAAAAGAATTCAAGATGTTGGAGCTTATACAAACATTACAAATGTTCCATATAGATTTGTTCCATGTATGTGCGCAGGACTTTCTTATTATTTATCAATTAAATTTGCTCCACAAAGAGCACAAGAGATGAGATTATATTATGAGGATGAATTAAAAAGAGCATTAGAAAATGATGGTTCTTCTTCTAGTTCATTCATAACACCTAAAACTTACTATCCGAGCGCATAATGGGAAATTTATCTAGAGGAAAATATGCTTACATGATCTCTGACCGTTCTGGTCAAAGATTTCCATATACTGAAATGGTACAAGAATGGAATGGATCATGGGTTCACATAACTGAATACGAACCAAAACATCCTCAATTAGAACCTAAACCACATCAAGCAGATCCAGAAGGATTACAATATGCACATCCTGATAGAATGGAACCACCTGTAATTATAGAACTTGCACCAAATCCATTTACAACAATTAAGTATGCAGGAAATACTTACATTAATGTTTATTCACAAGATCATGGAAGATCAACAGGACAAGTTGTAAGATTTAGAGGACCTCCTGAAGTTTATACTGTTGGAACTGCAACAAGAGAAACGTCATTTGAATTAGTTCCATTTTTTGATGGAGTTACAGATATTTCAAATCCAAATGGATTTACAATTACAGTTGGAAAAATAAATTCATCTGGTATTGTAAGTGATCCATTGAATTATTTTTATTTTAGAAGTACAGATACAGCAACAACAGGAGATGTTTCTGGAGGTGGAGCACAATGTTCTGCAGGTCCAGTTACACTACAGGCTTAATATGACATATTCAGAATTAGTACAAAAAATTAGAGATTACACAGAAGTTGATTCAAATGTATTTACATCAACTATTGTTGATGGATTTATTGAAAGTGCTGAATGGAGAATTCAAAGAGATGTAGATTCTGATAACAATAGAAAATATGCAACAGCAACTATTATTGCAGGTCAACCTTATGTAAGTACACCTTTATTAACAGATCAAACTTTAATTATAAGAGAATGTCAAATTATTCCATCTTCTGTTTATAGTAGTAATGCTATAGTAGAATATAGAGATACAGGGTTTATTAACGAATATAATGCTTCTAATGCTCAAGGATTACCTAAATATTTTAGTTACTGGGACGAACAAAATATAGTTTTAGCCCCAATTCCAGACTTGACATATACCATGCAATTAAATTATACCTTGAAGCCAGCAGGATTATCTGCTACTAATACGACAACATATTTAAGTCAGCAATTTCCCTCTGGCTTGTTATATGCATGCCTTGTTGAGGCTTACGGTTTTTTAAAGGGTCCTACTGATATGATTCAGTTCTATGAACAAAAGTATCAATCAGTGTTACAAGGATTCTCTATTGAACAAATGGGAAGAAGAAGACGAGATGAGTATCAAGAAGGTGCTCCTCAGATTCAAAAACAAGGATAATATAATTAGGAGTTAATATGGCTATAACACAAGCAGTTGCAAATTCGTTTAAAGGCGAACTTCTACAAGCTCAGCATAATTTTACTGCAGCTACTGGAAACGTTTTTAAACTTGCTCTTTACACATCTGCAGCAACTTTAAGTTCAGCAACAACAGTTTATACTTCAACAAATGAAGTAGCTAATACTGGTCAATACACAACAGGCGGTGGAGTTTTAACAAACATATCACCAGTTGTTTCTAGTGGCGTTGCTTTTATAGACTTTGCAGATATATCTTTCACAGGAGTTACTTTAACTGCAGCAGGATGTTTGATTTACAATACATCATCATCTAACAAAGCAGTAATGGTATTAGATTTTGGTGGAGATAAAAGTGCAACATCTGGAACTTTTACAATTCAATTTCCAGCAGATACATCATCAGCAGCTATTTTAAGAATCTCTGGATAACTAGGAGATTTCCATGGCTATTGTTGACGGCTGGGGTCGAGGAACCTGGGGGCAAGGTAGTTGGAATAATAATATTCCAGTTATTCTTACTGGACAAGGTTTAACTGCTTCTTTATCTTCTGTAACGCCTATTATTAATGCTACTGTAAATCTAACAGGGCAATTATTATCTGTATCTTTAAATAGTGTTACTATAACTGGAAATGCAGTTGTAAATATTACAGGTCAGCAATTAACTACGACTTTAAATAGTGTAAATGCTTTTCCACTTATTGCTGTAGATGTAACAGGACAACAATTAACTACATCTTTAAATTCAGTAACACCTATTGGAACAGCAGACATTAATGTTACAGGGCAAGAATTAACTACAGTACAAGGAGTTGTTGACGCTTCTCCAGATGCTTTTGTTTCAGGGATTCAATTAAATTCATCTATTGGAAATATTAATATAGACATAGCTACTACAGTCTTTTTAACTGGGCAATCATTAACTACTTCTTTATCTTCTGTAAATGCTGTTGTTGATATTAATGTAAATTTAACAGGAAAATTATTATCTGTATCTTTAAATAGTGTTACTGTAACAGGATCTGCTAATATAAATTTAACAGGTCAACAATTAACAGTTATTGAAGGAGAAGTAGATCCTTCACCAGATGCTTTTGTTTCAGGTATTCAATTAACTACAGCTTTATCTTCTGTAAATGTAGAAGCACTTACACCTGTAGATGTTACTGGATTTAATTTAACTATCACTCAAAATAGTGTATCTGTTACTGCAAATGCTAATGTGGATGTTACAGGAAACGGCTTGACTATTAGCTTAAATAGCATTAATAATCAAATTTGGACAGAAGTTAGTACTGGAAATACTGCAAACTGGACAGAGATTGACACAGCAGCTTAGATTTTATAAATAGTATAAGGAATTAAAATATGGCATCAAGTTATTCTACAGATCTAAAACTAGAATTACAGGTAACAGGAGAAAACTCTGGTACATGGGGTGATATTACAAATACAAATTTAGTTATTCTTCAACAAGCAATTGCTGGATATCAATCAGTTGCAGTTAATGCAACAACAGGTCTTACACTTACATTTTCAAATGGTGCAATTTCTGATGGTAAAAATGCTGTTTTACAACTTACAGGAACACCTACTACAAATATAAATATAGTTGTCCCAGATGGAATTGAAAAAACATATATTGTTGATAATCAAATTACTCATGGAACAAATACAGTAACTTTTAAAACTACTTCTGGAACAGGGATTAAATTAGCGCAAGGAAATAAATATACACTTTATTCTGATGCGACAAATATTAATCTTGCTCATATGGAACAAGTATGGAGAGCTGTAACTACAACAGCAACTGTTCAACCTGGATCTGCAATTCTTGCAAACACTGCTTCTGGTGCATGGACATTAACTTTACCGGCATCTCCTGTAGCAGGAGATATTGTATCTATTGTAGATGCTAAATATACTTTTGATACCAACAATTTGACTATTGCACAAAATGGTTCTAATATAGCAAATAATAATGGAAGTCTTATTGCTAATACAGAGGGAGCTGGATTTACTTTAATTTATTCTGGTGATGCAACTGTTGGTTGGACTTATAGGGAGAAATAAAATATGGCAAATGTAAATTACGCACAAACAAAATATAATTATGATGGACAGTATTTAACTGGATTACAAGGGTTGTCTACTGGAACAATCGTTCCATGGAGCACAGCAACAGCGCCAACAGGATTTTTAAAATGTGATGGAAGTGCAGTATCAAGAACAACTTATGCTGCTTTGTTTGCAGTTGTTTCAACTACTTATGGTGCTGGTGA